TCATTATTAAATGAGACTCATTACCGACCAAGACGTCTTTAGAAAAGATATAACAAAAAAATTAGACAATGTTATAAATAATAAAAATTTGTCTAAGCTACTAGAATGTTCCATATTGGATTATGCAACGAAGGAAGCTAATCAATTGAAAATTATTATTAGATGGGATAATATAGAATTTATTCAATTATATATTGATCGTTTACGTAGTATATATCATAATTTAAAAAACGAAAAACTATTGACAGATTTAAAAAATGCCGACATCACTCCACAAAGACTTGCGTTTATGACACATCAAGAAATGAATCCGCAACATTGGGAATCACTTATTGATAAGAAAAAGAAAAGGGATGCAAATAAATACACAAATAACGCACAAGCGTCTACTGATATGTTTACTTGTCGCAAGTGCAGGTCTAAGCGATGTACGTATTATGAGCTTCAAACAAGAAGTGCAGATGAACCGGCAACTATCTTTGTTACCTGTTTAGATTGTGGAAAAAACTGGAAGTCGTAAAATTTTGCAATGCAAAATGAATTCATATTTTTCTATTGATAAATTTGTATATCAATAGAAAAATTGTCAAAGGTAATGATATACATTTTACACTAATATTTCTAAATCGGATAATTTCCAATATTCACAACCGCCATTAGGAAGAGGACGTTTAATAATGAAAGGAATTTTTTTTTCTTCAAATTCTTTCAATGCAATCAAATATCCATCAATAACTGTAGGTTCAACTTCAATCATCGGGAGAGCTCCGTTATTAATCTGCTTGGTTCGTTCGCCAATAACTCTTGCCTTTTCATATTTTGTCACGAAAGGCAATGTTCGGTGTAGAGGATCGACAATGACTCCATTTTCATTTCTAGTGGCAACACTCAAATGTTTTATATCATCATAATTATGATGATGTAGTTCTGGGTGATACTTATCTATGGTTTCTTCTTGAATATTATTTTCAAATTTTTGTAAATAGTTTTCATCATCACTATCATCATCGCTGTCAGATAATTCAAATAGTTGAGTATTTTTACTTTGAGTGATCCCTCTATTATCCAGTTCGATATCACTTTCGATATCACTTTCAATATCATCGTCGATGTCATCATCTATATCTTGATCAATATCGGAGCTAACTAGATCCACATCTTTTGTACTATCAATGGGTTTACTATCAATGTCTTCAACATCACTATCTTCAATTTCTTCAATTTCTTCAATATCACTATTATTTTCAATAAAATCTTCTTCTGGATCCATCTTATAAGATATGTATACTTATTATTATTTCTAAATTGTTATTCTTATTTATCAATTTTTATGATGAATGTTCTGTTGTTTTCCAATTAGTGTCGCAAATACTACATAAATAAATATACTTCATATTAGAAGTATCATAACGTATGTATAATATGTCTGTTTTTTTATCAGAATCTGTATTACTGTCGCATTGTTTGTTTGGACATTTAATATTGTCAATTCGCGGCAATGTTGGATCCAATTTTGTATATTTATTAATAATATAATTCAAATGAATATCATCATTTTTGATATTACTATTAATAATATAGGTACTCTCATTAGCAAGACTATCATCCACATTCTTACAATTCCTACAATAATAGGTTAATTCATTAGTATTAGATTCGTTAATACTAATGTAATACATGTTATCGCAGTTAGTGCAAAACTTCATTTTTAAATATATAATATATTCACATATATTTTTACATTCGTATCAATTTTTCATCACATTTATTATTTTGGGTAAAATGTTTTCTCTAAATTTAATATTGTTCCTCATTCTTGAAAATCAAGCCATAATTGCGTGATGAATATAACGTTTGCCAATGTATTTTACCCTCCACCACAATCTTCTTTTTCGGCCGGCATTTCGCCACCAACGACACCGTATACGGTCATTTTAAAAAATGTTCAAAATAATATACACCTTTACAGGTGGGTATACCTATCGATATAAAAATTGATAAAACTAAAATAAAAAATATAGGTTTATATTACAATAATGATTGATCCAATTACCACCGTATCAAGTAAATCTTCTATTATACCAGATATAAGCAACTATGCAAATCTATATGATTTTTTGAAAAGCCATAGTATAACTAAACAGTCTGATAAAGTTAGTACAAATACAAGGATTCGCGATGATAATACAAGTACAAAGGGAGGTAGTTATCATATATCCGATATAGAATATGACACATTTCTTGAGTTATTCAAGCGGGATATCTTGAACAAGAAAAAGAAGGAGTTTTTCACAGAGAAGCAGATGGATATAGGGGTATGTGCTATAGACTTGGATTTCCGCTATAATTACGATATTGATGAAAAACAATATGATCATAATGATATTCAAAATTTGATATGTGGATATTTAGATGAAGTCAAACGTATCTATCAATTAGACGATAATAGTAATTTTTCAATATATTTATTCGAAAAACCGGGGGTTCTTCGAAACAAAGAAAAAAATTTTACAAAAGATGGAATCCATATGTTATTATGCATTCAAATGGACCGTGTTGTCCAACAAATCATACGCAAACGTATGATGGAAAAAATATCAAGTATATGGAAAAACATTCCATTAATTAATAGTTGGGACGAAGTATTTGATGAGGGTATTACAAAGGGTAGTGTAAATTGGCAATTATATGGATGTCGAAAAAATCCAAATGCTGAGATGTATAAATTAACCGGGGTATACAATATTAGTTATGATAGTACAGACGGTGAATTTATAACAAATGAAATTCCATTATCTAAATTTGATATGGATAAAAATTTTCAGACGTTATCGGTTAGATATAAACATCATTTAAAGTTGTTTATGAAAAATGAATTTATACAAGAATACGAAGGATTCAAAACCGAACATAATTTGTCTAATAATAGATCAGTTTCATCCAGTCAACCGATAAATCGCATAGAGTATGATATTCAATTATCAAATATTGAATGGATCTCAAAAATTCGCAATAAGGACGAACTCGACCACGCGGTAAATGCATTTTTAGATAATATTTCGAATCAAATATACGAATACGACCTGAAGACCGTTTATGATTATGTCATGATTCTACCCGACGCTTATTACGGCGAAGGTTCATATAATAAATGGATTCGCGTTGCGTGGGTATTGAAAAATGAAAGTGATAAATTACTGATAGTTTGGATCGCTTTTTCTGCAAAATCACCATCATTCAATTATGCGGATATTCCTGAGCTATGTGATAATTGGCGGTCATATCATAGTTCAAAAGAGAGTCGTCTTACTAAAAATTCTTTATATTATTGGGCGAGACAAGATGCGCTCCCTTCAGATGTAGACCGAGTTCAGAAATCTTCAATCCAATATTATATTGAACAAACAATTAGTTCAACCGTTCCCAAATTCAAAGCGACTGATTATGACTTAGCCAAAGTACTGCATCAGTTATTCAAACATGAATATGTATGTACAAGTATTTCCCAAAATATTTGGTTTCGGTTTGACGGCGTTTGTTGGAAAGAAGATGATTCTGGAATTTCATTAAAAGAAAAAATATCAGTTGATTTGCGCGATTTATATTCACAAAAAAATCATACATTCAGTGGAAGTTGGACAGGGGACCAAACAAATCTGTCAGATAATGTAAAAGATGAAAGTGAAAGCAGAAAAGCAAAAGCATTCCAAATTTTAGATATTGTTAAACGATGTGCAACTACATCAGAAAAAGCCAAATTGATGACAGAATGTAAAGAATTGTTTCACGATAGAACTGGAAATTTCGAAGAGAATTTGAATGAAAATCCTTATTTGCTATGTTTTAATAATGGGGTCATTGATTTTGAAACCAAAACATTCCGTGATACCCGTCCAGACGATTTTATTTCATTTTGTACAAAGATTAATTATGTACCATTAAAAAAATGTAATAAAAAAATTATAAAAGAGATAACTACATTTATGGAGCAGTTATTCCCAGAAAAAGAATTACTTCAATATATGTGGAGACATTTGGCTTCCACTTTAATAGGAACGACACCGAACCAGACATTCAATATGTATTATGGTATGGGGCAAAATGGTAAATCTCTATTAGTAAAACTTATGGAAGAAGTACTTGGCGATTATTGTCAAAGCCCAGCGCCTCTCTCCCTTATTACCAGAGAGAGGGCTGGGCAAGGATCTGCCACCCCCGAGCTTCTTCAACTAAAAGGGAAACGATATGTTGCATTGGTAGAACCAACTAAAAAAGAAGAATTAAATGAAGGTGCGATGAAACAATTGACCAGCGGATTAGATAGGATACAAGCAAGAGGGCTTTACTCAAAAAGACCGATTGAGTTCAAACCACAATTGAAGCTCATTTTATGTTGTAATATATTGTTGAAAGTGAATTCGAACGATCACGGAACCTGGCGAAGAATAAGAAGTGTTCCGTTTAAGTCTTTGTTTACACAAACCCCGGTTAAAACTGATCCAAATAAACCGTATCAATATAAAATAGATCCAACATTAGAACATAGGTTAAAAGACTGGAAGGAAATTTTTATGGCAATGCTAGTGGATATTGCATTTGAAACCGATGGATATGTAGATGATTGTGATATTGTATTGAATTCTAGCAAAGAATATCAAAATGGTCAGGATAACATTTCTAGTTATGTAAATGAGCGTATCGTCGAAGATCCGGATGGTACTATCAAAAAGAGAGATTTAAACGCAGATTTCAATAGTTGGTACAGTTCAACGTATAGTATGAAGCCACCGCCAGCAAAAGAAGTTCACGATTATTTAGATAAATTGTATAAACGGTCAAAAAATTCGTCTTGGAAAGGAATTCGTATATCTTACGATGAAGATATTGAAGACGATGTCCTTGATAATAATAATAAAAATAGTGATATTCAAGTAGAAGAATTATAAAGCATTGGCGATTGCGCAACGTCTGCTGTAATCTAAAACAAACATATATCCTGCGAAATAGATAACTTGGAAACAGCAAGTTATCTATGTATAGAAATAAACAATTACACCTTTACACATTTCAAATGTGTTTATCAAGGAAATTCTACAAACGGTTTAGAATATGCAAGTGAATATATTAGACGATAAGTATCATAAATAGTTTTTTCAATGTTAAAAATGATATATGGAAATAGTAATAAAAAGACGACAATTATGTGCTTTGTATATTTTTTCATATCATACTTGAAATAAATGAATAATATAGCTATTATGGCAAGAATATAATATACAATAAATAAATATCCATTTCTTTTTTGCCCGGCCTTATATTCGGTTTCCTGATATAATGCTTTTTGGTTTTTCCATTCAGCATCTGGTTTATTGTAATAAAGTTTACCCATTCTTATATTATCATATTATTATATTTTTGCGTAATTATCATTAGGTTCGTTTGCTTTTATTGAACGAAATTCTTCAGATGCTGTTTCTTTATTTTTTTTAGCAATTGGAACACATAGCATTTTATTTTCGTCCCATTGCGTTTCATTAGAACAACAAGATTCTCCTGTACATAGCAATCCTGCTACACTATCTAACAATTCCCCTTTTTCAGCGGCTTCTTCGCGTTTCTTTTCTAAGGAGGCACTTATCGTTGGTCTTTCTAAATGTAATTTATCATAATCCATTTTATCTCTTGTCGCTATTTCTATGTATATTAAATATACCTTAATTACCGCAATCGAAGTAATTGCAATACGCAACACAATAATAAATATACTTTCCGAGAAACTAATAAAATGTTTTTGAAAAATAGTCAATAAAATTAATAATAATATTGCAATAGTGATAATCACTATAATAGAATTAATTTTTTGAGTGAAAAGCGCATTATTTTTTTTTAATAACGATTCGCGATGACGAGTCAATATTTCGCTTTTGTATTCATCTTCCAATCTCTCATATTTTTCACTTTCGCGCGCTACAATTGTTTGAATCTTTTCTTGTTCGTCTAGTAATAATTGATTTGAACGGGTATCTTTTTCTACAATATAGTTAAGGACGTCTAAATCCGTATCTATATTGGATAATACAGAGTTGTAATCTTTATTTGAGGTTGCATCGATATCGGTCATTAATATATATAATATATATATTTTAGTTATACACTTTTGAATATTCAAAGATGTATAGACGACGTTGTTCCATTGTAAATGATCAAGGTTATAAATAGTAATTTGTTATAATTAAAGAAGTGATTGTTATACCGCCCAATACTATTAAAAATTTTTGTTGCATACTAATACTCGTATAGTCTTCTTCCATTTGTAGGAATTGTTTATATACATCGTTTTTACTAAAATCAGCGGTGTCTAAACTTACCATTGGAT